TAAAATTCTCAATGATGCTGTGATAATTTACTTCACGCCTCTCAATATTACTAAAGCCAGCAGTTTGTGTAAATTGTAAAGGGTAACTAGAAACGCACGAAAACTTAAATTGAACTTGAGTAGCCAGCCATTCGTCAAGAATTTCAAACTGTTTTAAATCAACTGATTTTATGAAGTGATCATAAAATGTGGAGTTATACGCAATTGAATGAGTTGTATACGCGTTTTTAACCTTTGCTAAATTATAGTCGATCTGATTTGAAGGATCTAATGGATTACAGCCTAGATAGAAAACATCCCATTTAATTTTCTTAAGTTGTGATATTGATTTGATTAACTTTTCAATACTACCTACGAAGCCTGCATCATCTTCAAACACTAAAATTCTAGAAAGACCTTGTGACTTCGCTGATTTAACTATTGAATAGTGAGAAAGTTTGCAACCTTCAGAACCTTTGTTTGGAGTGTTAATTGCCGGAAATATTTCAATTTTGTGATTTATAAAAAACTGACTTAATCCAGCGGACGCTAACTGCTTCTTGAATTCAGTTAATCGATCTAATCTATGAGGTAAATTAATAACATAGATTTTATCAAAATACATTAAGGCCGCCTCAATCGAAAGATCAATTAGCCCAGACTCTTGAGCTGACTCAAACTCGGAATTAGGCTCAACTGGTTCTGGTTCAGGAGTGACTAAATTTGAAACAGAGTCAATGACAGCACTAGTTATTTTGCTTAGCATTGAAGTCTTAGGTATGCGATTTTTTCTAGTCGCCCATATTTTTTTATGAATGTGAGAAGACGTTACCGTATTCGTTAAATCTAGCGCAACAATTTTAGAATCAGTGAAATCATCATGTTCAAATGGATCACTAAATATGAAAAGCTTATCATATACGATTGATGCAGCAAATGGAGTTGCATTTGCAATAACGAACGTGAATTTTGACTCAGTTGATCTGTCTGTAAAATCACAGTCTAGTAGGCTGTTTATTAGTATGTTATGGGTTGCATTAGTATTAACAATAGTAAATAACTTTGTGCTGATTGAGCCTTTATGATTTTTATAAAAAATATTATGACCGGAATAGCCAAGAATTGGATTTATTATGAATAATTGAGGATCAAATACGGTTATAATACAGTCTTTATATGATAGAGCAGTCAACACAAATGGATCAACTTGATATCGAGTGTTCGAGGTTGATGTTCGTTTAACCTTTTGAGAGTTATAATCTGGAAAAACTCTATTAACTGGGCAATACTTTGAAAGAGCTTTTACAAGCTTTAGCGGAACGTCAGTTTGAGAACAAATCGCAATCTCAGCATAACTCACCATTGAATTCTTAATCAGAGATTCGACGTTTTCTAGAAAAATATCCTGTACAGGATTTGAATAATAGGTAAATAATACGGATTTCACTTGAGAGTTTTACTTTTTCTTATTTATCGACAAGCGTAAACTTATCAAGGGTATTTAGTATTATACTGTAAATAATCAACCGGATTCAATCTTTTGAAAAATTATTACGAAACTTTAGGAGTTGCTGAAACTGCAACTCAGCCGGAAATCAAAAAGAACTATCGTAAGCTTGTGACTGAGCATCATCCTGATAAAAATGCAGGAAGTAAGGAGTCAGAGGATAAGTTCAAAGAGATAGCTGAAGCCTACGAAACGCTAGGTAATGATGCCAAACGTAAAGCTTACGATGACAGCCGTCGACCTCGAGGTTCAAATAGCGCTTTTTATGAAAGCTTTCACGACTTTTCGTTCGGCGGAAATCGTTCTAATTTCAAGAATCTAACTCATACCGTTGATAAATGGGCCTCAATCAAAGAGGTAATGGAAGGAACCTCATTTGAAGTTCAGTATTCAATAACTAAAAACGTGGGAGGTTCAACTGGCACAGAAATGAAGACGGTAAAGGTATTAGTAAACCTAGCAGAGAACGGTTATCCAATCACCGTTGAAAATGGCAGGTACTGCATTCTACTAAAGGTTAGGGGCGGAGGTTCTGTACAAGAGACAAACGAAACGGATTTTTTCGGCAGGGCTAGAAAAATGGTGGTAACTGGAGATCTTATTGTTAGAGTAAATATTGACATGTTAGGGATTGCGATTGACCAAAGCGACCTTGTTCAACGAATTGAACTGTCTTTACATGATGTACTATTTAATGAAGAGACCTTACTTGAGAGTCAATTAGGTAAGAAATATCGAATAAAATCATTCAATCGGGATACCCTTAATGACATTACTGTCAGAATACCCAATCAGGGACTGGTTTCAGCCTTCGGCAATAGGGGCAATTACGTATTCAAGATAATTGTGACCAAACCAGATTTTTCAAAAATTAGTGAAGAAAAACTACAGATTTTAAAAGACTTGCTACTCGACTTTAATAAATAATGATAGTACTGCTCACCTTATATGAAAGGAGCACGTATAAATAATCAAAAAAGCCGAATTACGTTGAGTAATACTAAAATCGCTAACCTAAACCAAACGGTCATTCCTGAAAATTCAGTATTCATCATTGAACGAATTAACGAGGCCGTTACTGTAACCAAAGAATCTAACGGTGACGTTATTCTTGAAGGTACTGCTGCCGTTTTTGGAGTCGTAAACGAAAATAATCGTGTATACGAAAAGAACGAGTACTTACCTCACCTACAGTATCTAAACAAGAAGATTGAAGAGCGCAGACTCTTTGGTGAACTTGATCATCCACAAAAATTTGATATTTCCTTAGCTAACGTATCTCACGTAATCGAAGGTCTTAGTTACGATGAAGGTTCCAACAGCGTAAAGATTAGACTACGGCTTCTTGATACTCCATGCGGAAAGATCGCAAAGACTTTAGTTGAAGCTGGCTGTACAACATCAGTATCGTCTAGAGCAGCAGGTAATGTTGATCAGAACGGTAAGGTTAAACTACATAAGATATTCACTTACGATCTAGTAGCTGAACCAGGTTTCTCACAAGCTTCACTATCTCAGGTATCTGAAAGCTTACAAGGCGGTTTCTCAGCAATTTTCGAATCTTTAGATAACTTAAAGACGACGGCGATTACCAACAAATTAATGGATATTTCTGAAAACTTCAATTTTGAAGATTCTGTGAGAATTTATAAAATAAATAATTCTGAAACAACCCCTAAACAAAATAATACACAGCAAATGGCTAATGAGTTTGTAACAAAAGACGAGATGAACCAATACTCTGAATTGGTTAAAAAGAAGTTTTCAACTTTACAAGAGAGCATCTCCAAAAACAATAAAGGTCTTCAAAAGATCTCTGAAAACGCTTCAACTGGTGAATCACCAGTAGTTTCGAAAATGGTTGAGTACGTAAACTACTTAGCTGGCGAAATGGAAAGCCTAGTTGAATACACTAACTATCTTTCAACCATGATGAATCAAGGTGTTAATTACACTGAGCATGTTGCAGAAAAAGTAAACAATGTAATTGACTACTCTGACTACTTGGGAGACAAAGTTCAAAAGAACATTGCCTATTCTGACTACTTAGGTAAAAAAGTAAACGAAACAGCTAACTATGCTGAATACGTTGCAGAAAACGTTGAAAAAACAGTAGAGTACACAAACTACTTAGCTGAGAACGTTGACCTAAGCATTCAATATGCTGAGCACGTTGCAGAACACGCTGAAAATGGCATCAAATTCTCTAACTACTTAGCTGAGAATCTTGATGCAACAATCCAATACTCTAACTACTTAGGAGAAAACTTAGATCAAGGTATTAAGTATTCTAGCTATATTGCTGAATCTTTAAATGAAAAAATGCTTCCTGGAGCAACCGCTAAAACGCGTTCTCTATTGGGAGAGGTTAAAAAATTAAATGAAAGTGCTAATTTTGAAATCTCTGAAACTTCATCAGTAGATGATCTAGTTGATGCAGTTGACGGTATCTTAACTCATATTAAATCCAATACAGCTCACGCAGTTTTAGAAAGCAAATATCCTTTCTTAAAATTGTTAAGCGAATCTAGAAAACAGGCTTTCTACAACTTGGAACCAGCATCTAAAACCGCAATCGTTGAGACAATGAGAGGTGCTATCTTCTTCACAGAAGACGAAGTAGTTAATATCATGGAAGCAGTTCTTAACAAGCAGGTTGAAAACACTCCTAACTACGTTAAATTCATGCCGGCTCAATACAAAGAGGTATACGAAAGCATGACAGACGGTGAAAAAAATTGGATTTCAGCACAGGCTAACAACATGACGTTGAACACTCCATACCAAGTTAAAGCCTTCTGGGATTCACGTAATCTTAGAGGAATTAGTGAAAGAATTGCGACTCAAGCAAATATAAATAATCAAACAATTAACGAAAACCAAGGTAAAGAAGGTTATGTCTCGTTAAAACAAGTCAATGAAGGACTAAGAGGCTACTCTAATTCTTACATTGAAATGCTCCAAAGAAGAGCACAAAACTAAAAAAACATTTTAAAACAAAATGGCAACAAAAATTTTCAAAAGATTGAACGACGCTTCAATCAAAGAAACATGGGCTCCAGTTTTAGAAGGTTATGGCGCAGACATCAATGCTCGTCCTTGGTTAGTTGACTTAGCTCACAACCATGCTATCTTCGATAACGCAGGTTCATTAAACGAGGCATTAGCTTCAGGTTCAGCTCCAGGCTTATTCTTACAACAACCAGGTTCAATCAGCGCAATGGGCGGTATTAACGCTCCATTAAGCACACAAACTCCATTCTCTGGTGGTGGTGCTACTAAAGCAGGTTACGGCGCAAGCGTATCAGGTTCTGGTGATAAATTCCCAAGCCTTTTACCGGTGGCTATCCAAGTTGCTGCTAAAACTATTGGTTTCGACCTAGTTGGTGTAGTTCCTATGGATTCTCCAGTAGGTTTCTTACCTTATTTGGATTATGTATACCAAGGTGGTAATTTAGACACTCAATATGAGCCGTTCTTAATTAAATTATCTTCAGCAGTTAATACAAGTATCACAATAGGTGATTATATCCAAGCTGAAGGTGCTGGTACATACGGAGCATTCAAATTCCAATACGTTGGAAAATCTCGTGTAGACGGTTTACCTATCCTTAAAGTAATTCAAGGTGGAACAACTGATTCAAGTACTGCTACGGTTGCTGATGCAATTGCTGCAATTGATAACGTTACTCGCACAGGTACTCGTACTGACACAGGTAATGCTGCTGCCGGTACTTCAGCTGAACCATGGTTAGGTCTAGGTGGTTCTAACGGTATGACAGTTACTTTGGTATCTGCATTAGAAAACCATATCTCTGGTTTCACTTCAGAAAGTGATGCTGACTATGCATCAACTGCATTTGATGGTCCTTTCTTAGGATCTACTGGTTCTCAAGCTAACTTTGATGGTATGAAGAGAGAGGTTGCTGAGGTTTCTAAATTCCGTCAAATGGGTCTTCGTATGTTCACTAAGTTCATCGAGGCTAAAGGCGACCAAGTTGCTATTTCTGCAACAGTTGAGCAAATCCAAGATCTTAACAGAGTTTGGAATTTCGATGTAATCTCTATGTTGGAAAACGTAGCAGTTAACGAACTTGCTCAATCTATCAACAAGAAATTGGTTGACAGAGTATTAACTTTAGGTAAAACACACAAAACTGCTCTTGAAGCGGTTGAAGGTGCTAACATCTGTAATCTTGACCTAACGGTAGGTTCAACTGGTTTTGAGAACATATCAACATTACAACGTCGTGTTGTAACCAAAATCCTTGAAATGGCTAACTTGATTTATCATAGAGGTCGTTTTGGTGCAGGTACTTACATCGTGACTAATGGTCGTGTTGCATCTGCTCTTGCTGATGTTGCTGGTTACTCTTTCGCTCCATTCAATAACGATCTACCTTCTACTCCAGGTCAATTATATCCTGCAGGTAAAGTACATGGTTTAACAATCTATGTAGATCCGAATTTGTCTTTCGGAGATAACCGTATCCACATCGGACGTAAAGGTGCTGACGAAGAACCGGGTGTTAAATTCTTACCTTACATCATGGCTGAGTCTCTTCAAACTATCGCAGAGGGAACTTTCTCTCCTAAGATCGGTATGAAGTCTCGTTATGCAATCACTGAGGCTGGATGGCATCCTGAAACTCAATACATCACTATGGAAGTAACTGGCCTAGGAGTATTGACTGGTTCAACTCGTCCTTCTGCTTCTTACTAATCGTAACAACGAAACAGGACAATAATAGAAGGCTCTCCATTGGAGAGCCTTTTTTGTTTTTATGATTTGAGCTCAAATAAATAATATTCCTAAAGACACTATAAAATAATAAAACACAATGAGCAAATCAGTTTTAAGCTACGGCGAATTTCTTTTTGAAAAGAAGTCAATCGATCAACACATGGCAGACATGCCTAAAGGTAAAGGTTCTAAGTTTAACAAGTCAGTAGACACTAAAACTTCAGATCTTCCTAAAGGAAATGGTCGAGCAATCAGCAAATCAGTTAAACCAGCAATGGCAGGCATGCCTAAAGGTAAAGGTAAAGCAATCAGCAAATCAGTTGATGTAAAAACTTCTAAATTACCTACTTCTAAAGGTAGTGCAATTAAGAAACAAGTTGAACCTAAGATGGCTAAATTGGTTATCAAAGGAAAGACTATCAACAAGAAAGTTGAGCCTAGCATGGCTAAAATGCCTAAGTAATAAAAAAGCGATCCTGAAATGAAAGATCAAAACAAGCATAAGGTTCAGTCCTTTCAAGCTTACCTGATTCAGGAAAATTCTCTTAAAGACTTGGTCGGAAAGACTGAAGATGAGGAATTGGACTTGGATGATGCGCGAAGCATTGGAAAGAAAATCTCTAAAATGAAGGGAGAAGACCGTAAGAAGTACGTTGGAATCGTTAATTTCATGGGGGCTTCTTGCAGAATCTACAATGAAATTTGGGCCAACTACAAACCGGTCGACCCAACTCGAAAGAAATCTAACCGTGGAAAAGAATTCCAGGGAGAAAAAGAAATTGGATAAGAATTGGCAGAACAAGGCGTAATAGCAGAATCAATAATCAGTTTCGCAATCACTTGGAAGAATCCTGGAAAAGGGCAACAGCCATTATGGGATCAGACCAAGCAATCGATTGAGATTCATGAAACCGATGTGTATCCTGACCTAAAGTACAGTTCAGCATACGGTGCTCCACAATACGTGAAGTACACATCCGGGTCTCTCTTAAATGATCTAATTGTTGAAATTAATAAGATAATTGATGCACGGATAGCAATGACGGACAAGGACAAGAAAAAGGCTGACCCTGCTAAGAACGAGGCAGCACTGCCTCCAGGCCCTAAAGCTCCAAAGGCACTAGGATCCGGAGAAGAAGAGGACGAAGACGACCTTACTCAAAAAGCATTACCTTCAGGTCCTAAAGCTCCAAAGGCATTGGGTTCTGGTGAAGAAGAGGACGATGATGACTCTACTCAAAAAGCACTACCTGCAGGACCTAACGCTCAAAAGGCATTGGGCTCTGGTGAAGAATTGAGCGACCCTACTCAAAAAGCGCGGCCTACTGGGCCAGCTGCTCCTAATCAGTTAGGTCAAGGCTCTTCTGGAGGTGCCCTGGTTAAGTACGATCAACCTCAACCGCCTGCTGTGATAGACAATAAGCCCAAGGATGATGATGAACCTGATGTGAAAGATGAGGAACCTAAATCGGATGTATCTGGAGAATATGCTTACACAGTAGTGGTTCGTGGAGACAAGTTAAGATTCATTGAAGGTCAGCAAGATCGTGGAGCCTATTCTGGTGGAGTTAAGTTTCTGTATAAAGTATCGAATAACTTAACTAAACAAACGGCTGGAGAACAAATTGATAATAAGCCTAAAATCTGGGCAGAAATCACAATGGCTGGAGCGTTCGGTGGCAAATTTAAAATGACATTTGACGAATTTAACGAAAAGGACTTTAGATTCGGTGGAAATTTGCTGGCTCAAATACTTCCTTCTATTGAATTAAGTTTCACTCCTGAAATTAATTCAGTGTACTCAAAAGAAAAAACTGAACTTGATCTAGCTGATGTGATTAAGGCAACTAATATAACGTTAGGCAGTAAGTCTACTTCTGAAATCATGTCAATTCAAAAACAAATACAGAAAGAGCTGAGCGCTAGAGAACCTGATCAAAAAGAAAAGTCGTCTGGTAAACAAGTGGATCAGGATCAGAATAAATAACTAAAAAATAAAGACATAAGATGGCAGGTCTACCACATTTTAAAAATTCAACAGCAGGTCCCGGTAAGTACGAACCTATTTACCTTAACCAGTTCGAGGTTATCATTACCCCGCCGCCTGCAGTGTCTGGAAAAATCGGTTTCGGTAATAACTTAATGCTTGAACACGTATTGAAAGTAAATAGTTTACCGGAATACGCAGGTTCAGGAGCAGCAGTAGTTATTCAAAACTATAAATTCTCACAAAGAACTTACGCACCATCAAAACCATCGCAAACATATCATCAGTTCACAATTGAGTTTGAGGTTAACTTAAACAATAGTAACGATATGTACATCTACAACGCGTTGAGAGCATGGGCGGATTTAATCTATAATCCATTAACTGGTCGTCAAGGACTAAAAACTGACTATGCGGATGCAAGCATTCAAGTAACTCAGTTCAACAGAGCAGGTTTAATCTTTAGAGATTTCATGTTCTCCCCAGTATTCATTGGACCAAGTAAAATGACTGAAACTGCACTTGATTACACAAGTGAAGGTATCTATAAGTTAACTGCACAGTTCACAGCGGATTCTTACACCGAATCAAGAATTGGACAGTAAAAATAATCATCTATAAAAGTATGGACATGTTCAACACTAAAGACCGACGTAATCCTTCGATGGATGATTACATGGATCCTAAGAAACCTGGTTTCGGAGGTCCAACATCAAAGAAAGACTTTGATACATCAAAACGAGAAACACTAAAAGGCTATCAACGAGTTATTGACCGAAACGCCGATTTTGAAGGTGGAAAATTTAACCACAATTATGACCCAACATGGAAGGCGGTAACTCGTGACCTAATTTCAAGAACGGCAAAGAAAAAACCATTTAACCCAATGTACGCAAAACAAACAATTGCAACAGTTAGCGCTGTTGAAGAAGGAAAAATACTTCGCTTTGACCAATTTCTTAACGAAGACTTTAACATGTTCGCTGAAGCAGAAGACGAAATGCCAGAAGACGATGACGCTATGATGTCTGACGAGCCAGTAATAGACGAAGAACAATTAGCCACTTTAATGGAAGAATTTGGAGATGACCTTAATGACGTCATTGAAGATATCGCTGAAAAGATGGAAATGACAAAAGAAGACATTTGCGATCTAGTATGTGCAGCTGTTAAGAAACTTTGCACAGAAGAAAGCGATGAGGACGAAAACGAAGAAGATGATGACGCTATCGGAGACGACGAAGAAAACGACGAGGACGAAGAAAACGCATAATTAGAGAATGATCAAGTTATTTGAACAATGGTTAGCTGAGGAAGCTATGGAGACTGCTCCAAACACTGAGGAGCCTACTAAGACTGAGAAGACTGGGTCATATACTCTAGACATCACAGTTGACGGACAATCTTTTGAAGTTGAAGGAACTAGTGATAGTGAATTCACAAATAAGGAGATGATTTCTTTCAATGTAATTAAATCAACTAATCCGAGCATCAACTCTGGTGCAATCATTTCGATTTCGCCAAAAGCGGATAAGGATGGAGATTTTGACATTGTTGCGGTTAATGACCAGAACAAACCAGAAGATGCATTAATTTATTCAGGAAAGGTTAAGAAATCTAAAATGTAACTTTAATCTAATAAAACTCAAAAGGGGCTTAATGCCCCTTTTTTATTGTCTCTACTCCAGAAAGTTCTCCAATTTCAAAATCACCGTCTATCAATTTAGGAACGAATTCTATTGTTGCATACGCGGTATTTAGAAACTTAATTGTGTTGTTTATATTGCTAACGCTGAGCCCAGCATTAACGTAAATTATTCGATTGTACTTGCGATTCCTAACATTGATTGCTTTATCAATTAATTTCTTGATCTCATAGTTTATTAGGAACGCCTGGATTTTATTTGGCACAAGAATTTCATGGTCGAACTTTTCCTTTATTATTTTATTCACATTCAGTAAATAATCGCATTTCTGCTTTTTATTAAAAGCCTGAATGAATTGTTTTTGATCTCTTACGAAAACAATTTCAAGCTTTCTTTCTAATATATCGATCATAGGGTTTCTGGGTCAATTTTTTTAACTTCAATGCCAGCCCTTCTTAAGAAGTCAAGGCCTGCAATGTCTCGGTATTCTTCTAAATAGACAACTCGCTTGATTCCTGCCTGTAAAATTAATTTGCTGCAATCCGTGCATGGAGAGTAAGTAATATAGAGAGTAGCACCGTCGCTACTTTGTGTTGATTTGGCAACCTTAGCTAAGGCATTTGACTCAGCGTGCAAGACGTACCATTTAGTTTGATATTCTTTAAATGAGCCATCCTCATGGTTTATCGCAATCTCACATTCATTTTCAAAACCAGAAGGGGTTCCATTGTAACCATCCGCAATGATTGTGTTGTTCTTTACGATTAGGGCTCCAACCTTTTTACGAATTGCATGAGAAAGACCTGACCAGGTTTGGGCCATCTTGATGTAGGCAATATCGATTAGATGTTGGCGCTGTACGCTAGTTGAATTAAATGACATTCTTATCCTCTTTTAATTTTTCAAAAATCCATTTCAAAAGATCGTTATCTTGTTGAAATAATATAAGTTCATCAGTTTGGCCAGTAGATGCCGCAAATACAATATTAAAATCTTGGCTTGATGAACCGTCTATGTCTATTAAATCAGTAGCGATTGATGGTAATTTGACTGGAATAAAGTCCGAATTAATCATTCTTTGAGCTAGATCATAATGTCGATCATAGACATGATATGAATTTGCAACATGAGTGTAAGTGCCAATCTCAAGATCCGGATAAATTTCCTTTAGATGAGCATGAATCTGCATTTGCAAAGAACAAAAGAAGGCAACGTCGGTTGGAGTACCCCAAATTGCATCATTACTTCTCATATAGACGCTCATGTATAACTTATTTTGACGAATATGAAGATTTGCATACATTGTACATACAAAATCCTTATTGGTCAAATACTGGTGAGCGGGTTTGTTAAAATGAAGAATTGCCTGTCTTGTACTAGAATCATTCATTAAACTCTGAATTGCCCATTGGTACTGAGTAAAACCGTATTGGTTCTTTTCATTGAAAATCAGGTTACCGTATGCTGAGTTTGCTGTGCCATCTGGGTTTTGAATGGTTTCCCAGAACTTTGCCCATTTTGAAATGAAAGCTACATCATTTCGGCCAGCATAGTACCATAAAAATTCGGCAGCAATATACTTTTGCTGAGAACCTCTAACTTCATTATCATATAGACACTGAGTTGGATCCTCAACTACTATTGCAACATCAAGTAATTCTTTATTTGTTGTGCCCCTAGCATTGTTAACCATGCCGTTCGCCAATAGATATTCTATTGAATGTTTATATGCTTGTGCAAAAGTGTGCCCTGTAAATGTAATCATAATTCGGAAATAATACTATTCAAATATAATACTAAGAAAATGAAAAAAGGTTAGCCTAAACGATTGTTAGGTCAGAAAAATGATCAGTATTTTCAACCTGGATCTTGGTATCAAAATACTCTTCAGGTAAAGGATCATGAGAAATCACGAAAACTGTCATATTGTACTTTTTGGCAAAAGTTTTTAAAAGATCAACTACTCTAAATATTGAATCAACGTCTAATGATGAGAACACCTCGTCCAAGAAGAGAAGATTCACCTTATTGTGCTTTAATTTAATTAGCTCTAATATACAGAGTAAAACAATTAGATTCATTTTCTTTTGTTCACCAGCGGATAATGAGTCTGGTGAAACTTGCATGCCTAAGTGAGTTATTATCGGATTGAACTCTAGATCAAACTCGAATGAGAATTTAAACTCTAAGACTTTAGCAGTCTTTAGTATTTTTTTATTCAACAATGGAATGATTTGACTCATTAGCATCTTTTTCATACCGTTATCGGATAGGATCATTTCCATCTCTTGGGAAACTTTTAACTTTTCCTGTCTTTCAGATAGACTAGTGCTAGATGTCTGGATCTCTGCCTTGATATTGTTAATGACCTCAGTTAAATGCTTGTCTGATGTCCGGTTACCCTGTCTGCTTAGATCAGCAATTTCACGTTTAACCGAAGTTATTTGAGCATCAATTTGATAGTATTTGCCCTTTGCTTCGCTCGATTCAGTTTCGACTAACGATAAGTCTTTTTCATGGGATTTAATTCTTTCTGAAATTGCAGGAAACGCTGATTCTTGTTCAGTTTTTTTTGCAACAAGTTTATCTTTGATTTGAGAATGAACTTCATCAGTTAAATCAGAAAGACAATGGGGGCACTTGTTCTTATTGTAAATGTCCAACTTCTTTTGAATTTCAGAAATGTTAACTCTAACTGTGCTCAGTTTATCCTGTTCAGCTCTAACGCTCTGCCTAATTTCAGAAATTTTACCTGAAAAACTACTTGCTGCGGTATGCGCCTCTTTTTTATCAGTGGATAACTGCTCAAGTGCCTCGTTTAATTCTGAAATTTTTGCATCATTACTCGTTTTTATTTCAGACTTTAGGGCTTCAAGTTGAGAGATTGAGGATTCTAATAATCTTTGGTTACTTGAAATCGCTGATTCAAGAGGTGCAATATCTCCTTTAATCTTTTTAGACTCTTCCTTTGCAACCTTAGCCATATCATTAACTATATCTAGTCCAAATATCTTATCGATGATTTGACGTTTATCGGCTGGGCTAAGTTTAACAAAGCTCTTGAAATCATTAACCGATAAGCTGATAGTATTTGAGAAAACGTTAAACGGTATCTTAGTCAATTCATCTTCAATAAATTCATCGACTCTGCGTTTATCAGGCAAGTTATATTCAACTCCATCAATTGAAAGCTTGGAAAAGTTAGGTTCAAGGCCTCTTTCGATATCAATAAGTTGACCATTTCCGGTAACGAATTTAATTTGAGTATAGGCATTCTTGTTGATTCGATTAGGGATTTCCTTGGTCTTGCGAATTGCAGATTTACCATATAGTGACACAGTCAACGCATCAGAGATTGAAGATTTGCCACTACCGTTTTTACCTTGAACTAGGATTAGTCGAGGCTCGTCTGTAAACTTAAATGTTTGTAATTTATTGCCGTATGAGCAGATGTTTCTAAAGGAAAATTCTTGTATCTTCATGATTAAAAGTATGTAAGTTCGCGGTTTGCAGCGATATCCTGAGTTGTATAGAACTTATACAACTTAGAATCACTATCGTATTCCCAAGTAAGGTTAGGCATGTCGCTTCGACGATAAAGAGACCCGAATCCC